TCATGTTTTTGTATGGCGCAGGGTGAAGCAAGTATTTGCGTTGGTCATATCCAATGTATTCCTTGATTGCGCCCGTCACATCAAACCATTGCATCTGCGTTGGGTCAAGGTTGGCAACAGATACCATCTTGACCATTTCTTTAATCAACGGTGTCATGCTTTACCCCTTATTGAATTAACAGTTCTTTGTGCCACGTTGTCACTTTCACACTGGCCAAAAACAATTGCACAGCATCGGTCTTGCTCTTGTTGTGTGGCTTTGGCGGCTACGAGATTGGCAAAGGCTACAAGTGCTTCAGAATAAATGCCATCAAGGTGTGGGCGCATCCCTATCAAGTTGCACTCTTGCGCCATCTCAATGATTTCCTCGTATTTCATAGCAATCCCTTTTTTCGTTTCCAATAATTTGTTGTTGACAATGACAAACTCTTACGACCTTCTTCGGTTTTTGCCCAAGCATTAGCCGACATTTTTGCTATTGATTCGGCAGATTTTTTCTTTCCAGAATTTGCTAATGCTATTTTTTGACGGTGCTCATCAGACAATGACTTTCCTTTATGAATAATTGACAATGCCATCTTATGTTCTGGAGTTAATTTTCTATTACGTGCCAGTTGCGAAATTGACATTTTTTTTCTTGTCTCATCTGATGGATTAGACATGCCCTCGCCACCATCAGTCATGTTTACTAACTTGCAACCCATATCCTTAAAACACAAAATCAAAAATTTTTCGTGTTCAAAAGCCTCTTGTTCTGTTTTCCATCCAGCAAGAATTTGAGAATTTAGCCCGTGCTTATTTACAGTATTAACCCAATGTTTGTTTCTTCCTTGGAGCACGGTTTCTCTGCCTTTTTTTCCTTTTCCAATGTAAAAAATTGTTGAGTCGTCTTTTTTAAAATGAGCATACGTATAAAACTTAATTTCATCTTTTGTCATTTCAAACCCCTGATGTAAATGGCAAAGCTGTGCAAAGTGTCTTGTCCAAACCCATCCATCTTTAGAATGGCTTGGGCGACTTCTTCAATCACTTGGTCACGATATGGGTTAAGTTTCAAAGCTGATTCCACCGCACGTTTGCGCCACAGGCTTTGACGTTCTTTTTCGTTGAATGCTTCGTCTTCTTCATTCATAGCAAATTCCACCCCAATAAAAACCAAAATGAAAGGACTTTTGCAAGCAAGCCAGCAACAAAAGACCACCAGCAAATCAATACGCCATTGATTAAATATCTCATCTTGTCATTCCATCACGCAAAGCCCTGTGCGCGGTTCGGTATTCAAACAAATCAGCATGGCTTGGGTTAAGTATGGCAAACAGTCGGGCAAGGTAAGGGCTGATGTTGTTGTTGATTTTCCAGCCGTCTAAGCCACGTTCTGACAGCGCAGAATGGTGACGCAATACATGGATGATGGTTCGGGCTGAATAGTGCTTAAAACCCGCTTTTATGACCTTGTAGGCTTCTTGCTCAAAGGCAATCCAGATGTGGGCATTCTCTGGCAACCAATTCAAAAATTCATCGCTGAATTGTTCTTTGTGTTCATGTGCAATATTTTCAATGTTCATTTTTAATCACTCCAAAACTTTATAACCGCGCCCATTGAGGCAAGTCTTAACAATGGCTTGACGGCGTTGCTTTGTTGACCAAGCGCCTGACCCTGCGCCCACAATCGCGCCTGAAGCCAAGCCAGCTTTGGCGGCTGTGCTGACTGGTTGGTGCGTCTTGCTTGCGATGTATGCGCCAATCAACGCTGATGCCAAGCCTTGAAATGCTGATGATTTGGCAATTTCAACAGGGTATTCCACTTCTTCAGATATGCGTTCGCATTCCATCTGGTCAAGGTAAATGTTTCCAGGCGTGGCGCTTGCCTTTGGGTCAATGATTAACTTGTTGGCGCATCCTGTTAACAAAATCAAACTCAAAATTTTCCATTTGTGCATTTTCAATTCCTTTGGCGACTTACAGGCAAGCCATGCGCCTTGTTTAGAAACAGTTGGTGGAACAATTGTTGCCATAGCAACAGGTTGTGCAAGTAATCATGCGGCCTTGATACATGATTGTTTCGGTGTGGCAAGCCGCCCACGCACTCGCGCTGGCAAACACAATGTAGAGAGCAATCAGTTTTTTCATGTCATGTCCTTTCAAAATGGAACGTCATCTTCGGGAATATCGCGGTTGCGATTGGGTCTAGGTTCAGCCGCACGTGGCTTTTCCTTGTCGTATGGTTCATTGATGTAGGCGTATCCAGTCCATTCAAGCGGGACTAAATCCAGCTTCAACATTGGGCCATGCTTGCTGTTGATAAGCGCACCTATTTTTTGGTACTTCTTTTTTGTTTCGCCTTGGGCGTTAACGTATTCACCCAAAACGGCGGTCACGTCATAGCTACGCGCCTTTGAAAAATCCACAATATCAGTCATTTGTTTGTCCAATCAAGTTAATCAATTTTTCCACTTTCATATCTACCTCACCCAAAAACTTTCCAATTTCGCTTTCTAATTCTCCAATCAATTCGGCGTTGTATGGCACGTTAATAATGCACAACTTTAGATGGTCAGGCATACGCGGGTCATAGGAAACAAAGTCACACCATTCGCGCCCTGTGCAAGCCATTTGCCAATACATCTGGCACATATATTTTTTGGGGATGTCTCGCGTTAAAAGCGTTTCAATGTGCGTTGCCGTGTTAGGGCATTTAATTTCAATCAGCCCTTTGTCGCCCACCAAGCCATCGGGCGATGCGCCCGAGTTTTCAATGGTTGGATGCGGCACAAAACCAATTTCGTTAACCATCACGCCGCGCAGGATTTCATATTCAGCCCTTGCCATCGGTTCGTGCTCAGTACCCCAAGCCATTGCTGAATTGGAATAGGATTCCTCAACCTTGCCTGTGATACGTTCAACAACCAATTGCGCCATGTAATTTGCGCGGCTGGTTGAATACCCGCTTTTAGTCTGAGCAATAACATCGACCACGCGAGATGCCGTGACCTTGCCTAATCGCGCTTCAAACCATTCTGTTGTGCCTTGTTCCATCAAGCAACTCCCAATGCGGCTTTGCGTGTGTCTTTAGCGGCAATCAAGCGTTTTTGTGCGCCTTTGTCACCATTGGCGGCTTTGTAAGCAACACTAAACACCTTTTGCAAATCTTCGCCGTTGGCGGCATCATTGATTGCTGTTAAGTGGTCAGCCAATGCGTTGATGGACATTCCAAACACTTCGGGAGATTGATTCTCGCTGTCGTTGTCACCCTCAACTGGAATAGAAAACGCTTGGATAAAAGCGTATTTATGAGCCGCAGACATGGCTTTGTTGGTTGCCTTGTCGCCGCTATCCATCGCTTCGCCAAACGTCTTAACAGTGTGTTTTGAGCCGTCTTCCAAAGCAACAAAATCATATTCAGCCTCAACGACCACCACAAACATTGTTCCACCGCTTTTACTTGCGCGTTCGGTCACAGTTCGGGTAAGTATGCGTGGCAACATACACAAACCGACTTTAGCCATGATGCTAGAAGCGGCGTTGTAAATATCGTCAATGCCGCGAAATTTGTAACCAGCGCCCTGGCTATTGGTTTTGCTTTTGGCAATGCCCTCAGCGGCTAATGCGGCTTGTACTTGGCAAATTCGTTCATAAACTTTCATTTTTCATTTCCTTAATTTGTGCTTGCATAGTTTCAATTAACGATGTGCTTGAGTTAATCACGTTAACCATTTGAATGATGTATCCCTCAAGCATCCCAACATGGAAAGCAAGCCTGTTTTGTGCTGTGTCATTTCGATACATGACAGCCGCCGATTGTTTGGCGTTGTCTAAGTATTCTTGCGCTACAAGTTCTTTCATTTGTTCTCCATTAAAAGTTTGATTAAGAAAAAAAGCCCGATGATGTAAAGCAACAAAGGCAGATGTGATTTGGGTTTGATGCCCAACAAAACGCCTTGCCAGAATTCATCTTCGGCGGTCATGCGTACCTTTTGGGACGGCATATATTGCGAACCAATCCGCAGACCAGTTCGTGTTGTGTAGGGCAGATTATGAAAAGTCACGATTGTTTTGTGCTCTGGTGATGGCGGCTTCATCGTTTTCATATCTGACAAATTCTTTGAAATCACGACCAGCTTGGGCTTCGATTTCCGCTTGGTCTTCTGCGCTAATGTCATTCCAAAAATCCTTTCCAGCTTGGTTGTAAACGCTGAATTCAAATTCAATGTTGCCACGTTCGTCTTCATCGACCGCGCTGTATTCCACCAGCACAGTGTCGCCATTTTCAAGGTCATAGTAAAAGCTGGTCATGCTTCCCTCGCTTTCAGCATTGCGTCTGCAATTGCATAAGCATTTTTGGCAACTTCATCGTCAGTTGGTGGATAGATTGACCTTTGTATCCAAGCATCAACTGTTGCTTGCATAGCCTTTGCCGCAAAGTAGTCCCGCAGGGTCATGCCTTGAAATGCCGCCGCATGACCACCTGCTGTTTCTGGAAATACAGGAAATGCTGGTGGGTTGTTCATTTTGCCAACTCCTTGATGATTTCAAGAATAAAGGGAAACCCAAAGATGCAACCAACCAGGATTGCGCCCAAGAATTCGGTGGCGGCTTTGCAACGTGCTTCTAGTTTGTTCATTGTTAAGCCTTTGAGTTAGATTTAACAAAAGCGTTCATGGCAGACACATATGATTGTGCTTCTGCTAGGTCAATAAAGGCGATTTCGTAAGCGTGACCATCTGGCGCAATAATCATGGCAAAGATGCCGTGTTCGTATGTTTTGTAAGATTCGATTGTGTGCATTTTTAATCCTTTGCTATTTGGTTAATTGACATCGGTTTGTTAAGCCGATGAATGAATTATGCACGAAAACTTAACAAAATTTCACCCAAACCAAAAAAAGTTAAGTTTTTTGCAAAAAAGTCACAGATTTGCACAAATAACTCGCAAATGTATACTTGTGTTTCCAAACTTAACAATAGACAAATGTTAACCCTTTGCTATCATGTTAAGCATGAACACATCCACCGCAGTCCAACTTGCTGGCTCTAAAGCCAAACTTGCAACCATCCTGGGTGTCAGCCGTGCGGCTGTTACTCAATACAAGGAAAAATTGCCCATGAAGCGTGAAATCCGCTTGCGGGTGCTGAAACCTGAATGGTTTGAAAACGAACCACCAATGAACACCGAAGTTGAAATCAAAGAAGCGATTTTGACACCTGTTTGAAAAAGTAGATTAAGATTGAGGCACGGCTACCTTTAGCGGGGGAAAAGGCGATTCATCACCGCCCTGCCGATGTTTCTTCATGTGATGATGACCAATGATGTGAGGTTGTATGCACTATTATTCTTTTCACGTGAGTGATTACATTCACGATACGGCACACTTAACGAATGAAGAAGATTTGGCATTTCGCCGTCTCCTTGATTTGTATTACACGCAAGAAAAACCAATCCCAAACAAAACCCAAGAGGTTGCCAGACGAATCCGAATGGGTAAAAACATTGCCGCTGTGCAAACTGTTTTGGAAGAATTTTTTATGTACAGCCAAGAAAATGATTTTTGGTTTCATAAAAGATGTGATGAAACAATTGCCGCATATCAAGCAAAAGCTGAACGAAATAGGGCGGTTGGCAAACTTGGGGGCAGACCAAAGGCAAACCCAGAAGAAACCCAGATGGTTTCCAGACATAACCCTAACCAAGAACCAATAACCAATAACCATAAACCAATTAAAGAGAAAGCAACTAGCGTTGCAACACCTAGCGGTGTTTCTGAAACTGTTTGGCAGGATTTCATAAAGCACAGGAAAGCAAAGAAAGCGCAGGTAACTCAGCGAGTCATTAATGACATTGCAGAGCAAGCTAGGTTAGCTGGATGGCCTCTTGAAGATGCACTTGCCGAGACTGTGGTTAGGAACTGGCAAACATTCAAGGCTGAATGGGTTTCTGTCAAACAGACTTCAACACAAAAAGCCCAAGCCAATATGCACCAATTAACTCGCGGCTTGACTGCACCTAAAGTCGCACCCTTTTGGGCTAAACCTGACAACCAAACCTTGGAGATGATTCATGATGAACCAAAACGATTGGTGTGATGTGGATTCAGGCTTTGATTACATCTTTGCTCGCATGAGTGCAATCTATGGCGCTTCATTTGCAAGGCAGTGGGGTGAAGTTGATCCGACAATTGTTCGTCAAGAATGGCAAAGACAATTAGGAAAGTTTTTAACTTATCGTCCAAGTTTGGACTATGCCATTGACAGACTTAAGGGAGAATTCCCGCCAAGTGCAATAACTTTTCGAGAGTTTTGCAATGCTGGCCCTGCAATTCCAAGGGATGAAGTTCAGATTGAGTACAACCCTGCACCTGTTGACCCTGCTGTCATTGCTGAAGCAAAGCGAAAACTAGCCGAAATGCGAGGTCGAGCATGATTCCAGCAAAAGAATTTGATGGCGAACTGTGGATAAGAGCCGCAGACATTCATCTGTTGACCAAAGAAAAAAATCGCACATGGGTAGGGCTGACTGATGAGGAGATTGCAGATTGCGCTGAAAAAATGGAAGCATCAGACCCGACCGATAGTTTTTGGCGTGAATTTTTCAGAGGCATTGAAGCCAAACTCAGGGAAAAGAACACATGAGGAAATACGGGACTCTTGTCCAACAAATCGAACAAACACTTTCCGACCTAGGCTCAATGACTGGCGCTGAAATCTGC